TCTTGATGATTTCAAGAAACTCCCCTCCTTCAGCATTAATACCAACACCCGCAGTAAGTAGTCGCTCAATATTGGCACCCTTCTCGTCAAGTTCGACAAGACGGTCAGAAAGAGCGAGAAAATCAGTAGAGGCGTCGCTAGTAACCGCATCAACAAATTTTTGATAGCGTTCAAAATCAATGTTCATATCAGAAGTTCAGGGTTGCAAATTTGTTCTTGGACTTTTTATCTTCTTCGTAATTATACTCTTCATCTTGACCACTGTCAAGAATATCATTCTGAGCAGACTGTTCACAATCATACAGTTTCATCTTTGCTCGATCGATCCCAACCACGAACCTCTTGTTTATGGAGATATCGTTGTATCGATTCTTAAGTTGTTTCACCATAATTTGACCTAGGGACTCAAGTTCTTCGGTGCTAATAAGGGCAAACATAAGATCAGCAGTAGCAGGAAGGCCAAAGGATTCACTAGTATCAGTAAGGTCAACATCACTGCTATTATAACCAGAGCGAGTGGTCTGCGTGGCAGATACGATAGGGACGTTTGCCTCAACAGCCAACCCTCGTAACTCCTCTGCAATCGCTTTAATATAGCTGTATGAATTGACAGAAAGATTACCGCGATATCGTGAGGAAGCACATATATTAAGGTAATCAACAAAAATAATATCAGGTTTAAATGACTTCTTAAGTGCAAGTTCATTAAGAAGTGCCCTAAAGTGTCCAACATGAGAAGAAGCCGTGGGGTACTCTTTAATAATTAGGGTCCCCTGAGTCTTCTTTGCCAGGTTTGTTACCTTATTCTCAAACATTTGTAAGGGAACATCGGCTAATTGTTGTACTGGGATGTTGAGTAAGTTTGCATCAATTCTCTCTGCAATTTTTTCCTCAGCCATCTCAGCCGTGATGTACAATACATTCCTTCCTGAAAGGAGAACGGAAGCAGCCATATGGCACATGAAAAGACTTTTTCCGACACCAGTGCCAGCAAGAGCGACATTGAGAGTCTTGTTAGGAAGACCACCTTTCGTAATCTTGTTAAAGAATTCAAGATCAAAGGGAATCTTTTCTTCCTTTTGATGATAAAAATCATATCGCTCCGAATAGTCTGCGAGATAGTCATGTCCTACGTGATTATCAAAACTAACTGCCAAGGCATCAGAGAGAATAGCAGGAATTGCATCCACATTTTTCTTCTCATCATTTCCATCTGCAATGGAAATACTTTCAACCAGTGCTAGATAGATGGCACGATCACGACACCACTTCTCAGTGACATCAAGTAACCAATCAGTATTAGAAGAATCTTCTCCAATCTGATCAAGATACTCAACGATGTTCTTGTAAGTCTCATCGTTCAGATCTTTTCTCTTTTCACACTCAATATTCAGAACCTCTTTAGTAGCACACTTATTGTACTCCTGAATAAACTTTGAACACTCTTCGAACAACACCTTCTCACAAGTGTTGTCAAAATATTCAGCCTTAATAAAAGGAAGAACCCTCCGAGTATAGTCCTCGTTAAGAATGAGGTTCCTTATTACTGACTTTTCAATAGATTCCATTAATTATAGTGAAGGTATGTACTTAAGATGTACTTAGGATCACCTTCCTTAACTGGCAGTCCCCTATGAGGATACTGCCATGTTGGTGGGAAGACTAACACTGTACCAGTTTTTGGTTTTACTGTCAATTTGTTGTAAGGAAAATCCGTCTCTCCTCCGAAGAAACTATCATTCAGATAGCAAAGGAAAGACAGATACCTCTTTGCAGATGAATGATCCTGAACATCAACATGCAAATCGAACATGTCATCAGATCCAGGCTCATATTTTTTGATTCTAAGTTCTTCAAAGTATATTTTATGAGGAAACCATTCAACATACTCTGGTAGATTTTCCTTATACTGTTTAAGGACATCTACAAACTTATAACAAAGAACTTGAATGAACTTACTATACTTACCCTCGGCATTCATATTGACTTGGGTAAAATTAGGCCTACCAAAGTTATCTACACGCTCCTTGTTTTCAGAAGATTCGAAGATATCAATGATAGTCTTGCAAGTAATTTCATCAAACACTTCACATGTACGGATAAAATTATCCATATGCAAAGGTTTTTCTTGCAATCTCATCAAGTTTTTCCATAACATCATCCGTAAAGTATTTCTCGGGCGCTGCCAGGATTTGTTTTGCGTAGATCTTTTTCCCATCAAATTCATACCGACCTGCAGAGTTTTTCCAAAGTCCACCAATCTCTCCCAATTCTAGGAGACCGTAATATCTATCAAGACCCCGTTCATCATAGAACAAACGAATCTCAACAACCTTCTCTTCTTTACTCAAACGCGACTTAGCAGTCTTTGCCTTGATAATGTTTCCAATGACTTCTGTTCCATCCTTTTCTTTTTTCTTGCCAAGATGAATGATGGTAGAGGCAGCGTACTTAAGACCGCTACCACCGCCCATCTCTTTAGTAGGAACGTAAGCACCAATGACATCGTAGGTGTGGTTAGTGACAATCATGGGAATGTTTGCCTGTCCCAGTTTCAAAGTCAACATTCTGAATGCACCTTTGACCAGTTGTGATTTGGTCATATCGCGAACTTGTTTGTCGTTCAGTGCGTCAGTAATCTCCTTCTCAGTGGAAAGCATTCCCAAGGAGTCTAACACAAACATACAAGGTTTGCGTTCATCTACAGGTTTCTTTAAGTATATATCAACCGCCTTTAAGGCTTTACCTCTAAATTCTTCAACTGTAACAACATTAACTACAACTAACCGAGTGAGGTCAATACCCCTAGACTCAAGTAAGGATTTATTAATAGCGGCCTCAGTATCAAAGTAGAGACAATAACCATCGGGGTTAGAATCAAGAAAATTCTTAACCACAGCGAGAGAAAAGAAAGTCTTTCCAGTAGAAGACTCTCCAGCAATAGCAGTAATCTTATTGCGAGATACACCACCAAATATGCTACCTGAAACCAGTGCATTAAAAATGTACGAACCCGTGTCAACATACTCCTCATTTTCATCAATGTCTGCTGCGAGTTGTGTATACTCACCACCAATCTCTTTGGCAATATCTTTCAAAAAATCCATAGATTAGAACATCTCCTTTCGTTCAGAATAAACTTTTGGTTCGATAAGATTGAAACTTAGAGTTCTCCTCTCATCATCATGATTTTGTGGCATAACTAGATGTTGAAGCCAACTAGGAAATAGAATTACATCTCCCACCTCTTGGTCTGGGCACCACTCACTCTTAACCCAAGGAAGATAGTTTCCATGAATAAAACTAAGGTCACCAGGACGATCAGGTACTTTTAATATTATTATACCAGACAAGCTGGCAGAGTGTACATGAATTGGTGTGAAACTTCCAGAATAATATCTATTGATCCACACATCAGCAATAGATTCACTAGCCTTGAACCGAGTGTCTACAGGAGGTACAACACCCAATACTAATTTAGATATGTTCTCTGGAACCAAATCCATATAAAGTTCACCAGCAGCTTCAACAAACTCGGTGAGTCCTACAGACTTACAAAAACTCTCAGTCAGATACCTAACATCCATCTCTCTTTCCAAGAGATCTGAAGAAACACGATATTTTTCTGACGCTGGAGACTCAGTATATCGATTTAGTCCAGACAATAAGTAATCTGGACACTTAAGTTTCAAGATATTTGGACCAAAAGGATTAAGAAACTGATACTTCATCGTGGCACAACATTCCAAAGTACATTTCCTGCAATGGAGATACGTTCTTCATCGCAATTATAGAAAGGAAATACTGCATGTCCCAACTTTGCAGGGAAAACAACCATAGTTCCTTCCTTACTTTTATCCATATTAATAGTATAATCCTGATGATTACCTATGATATCAGTATAGAGAAACTGAAAATCGGATGCAGCAGGACCACCAGTGCCTTGACAGAAAGGAAGTTCATGTTGTTCTCTCCAGTCAGTAGGAATCTTCATCCAGATAACGAATGATAAAATACCAGAGTGAATGTGTTGTGGATTAAACTCCAATTGTTTTTGGAAGTTTACCCACCAGGTCATGTCTGTTCTGATTTGAAATTTTTCCTCATCAAAACTATGATGAAATTGCGGACCAAACGCTGCTCGATGGCCATCAATCATATGTTTAGCGATAGGAAATAAAACCGTATCCATGAAATAATCATCTTTATCCTGCAGATGTAAGCTGCAAGAAATTTGACCAGCGAGTCTATCTCTCCAGTCAATGTTCACTTCCTTTGCTATTTCAATTCTCTTCCAAAGATACTCCATAACATCTTCGGAAAGTTTAGTTTGATATAACTCAATATTGGGAAGTTCTAAAGGTTCCCAAACTAAATCAAGATCACTCATATGCCAAGAATTTTTCTCTGTCTATTAAAGTAATCGTGGAGTAACCAAGAGCTGCTGTTCAATTTATCGGTGCCACCAATACCATATTCAAACTCAACTCTAGGATTATCTCCATACATATCGACCTCTGGAGTATTGTCTTTACCTCTATCTCCACCGTTAGCAAAGACTACAGTCTGTGCGATTTCTAGACAGGACTCAATAGCTCCGCAAGCAGATCCCTTCTCATCATAGGGAACTGTAATAACTGCATCCACCATTTGCAAATGGCGAATGATCTCAGCACGTTCTTTCCAGTCTTGGAAATACTGTCCCTTCTTATCCTTCAACCACTCGTTAGTATTCAAACCAACGACAAGGTAGTTTGTTAGGTCTCTGGCTTTTTTGAAGTATGCAATATGGCCACTGTGAATGGGATCGAAACCTCCAGTGACCAATGTAATGATTCTTTTCATCGATAATCTACCTCCGCTTCATACATTCTAACATAAGCATACCCCTTTGTCTTTACGTCTTTAAGAAACCACCTAGCGGTCTCATAATCTTCAAAGATTTTCACATCATCTTCACGAAAGAAACCATTATCAGACCAAGAAACACAATACCTAATCATACAAAGAAAGACTCCAAAGTGTTCTTACGCTCAATTTCCCATCCAATACAATCAAGAATAACCCTAATAGGTTCAATGAATGATTTGTTGAACTGCAAATCATAATCAATATACTTTTCCAGTCCAAGTTCTTTTGGAAAGTCTTGGATGAAAGACATCACATTTTCCCTGATTGGATTGGGAGTTTTCAAGTAACAGAACTTGATCTTCTCCCCACTTTGAATTGCTTGGTACTTATTATCTAGTTGTTTTTGTTTGGTCCAATAATTATAGAGAATGGCACCACGAACGTGAATTGGACATCCTTTATTGTACATATCCGCAGAAGATTTCCACTTATTGATATCAGAAACACTACGGGGGAAAGCAATGTCCTGAGGAGGCATTGAGAAAAACTCCTTACGACAACCTTCAATATAATCAATCATCTCATCTTCTGTACCAGACATCAGAAGTTTGAAAGCATCTTTCAAAAACTTACGACATGGTGCAGGAGTTGAAGTTTTGATTGCCTCAATACCCATGATCTTTAGTTTGGGTTCATTATATCGGACACCCTCACTGTCCCAGACATTCAGGATGTAACGTTTCTTAGCAGTCCAGATGCCACGATCAGCGATATTCTCTCGCTTCATCTGCATCTTTTGGTCATAAGCATTTACGTAGTTGGCCAATTCTTGGTAAGAACGGTCAATATACGGCTCAAGTTCCACTTCACAGATCTTGTTAAGGAACGAAACAATGCCTTCAGTAGTTTTCTCTCTTCCTTTGTATACAGCTTCAACCAAAGGACCCATATGAAGATAAATGGAATCGGTGTCAGAAGCAATAACATAATCAACTCCTTCAGTCTTGAGGATCTTGTTCATCCTCTGGTTTATCTTATTCTCAATCCAACGGATAGAGACTTGACCAGAAAGCGTAATCGCTTCCGCATTGGCCAGTTTGTAGTAACGGAAATACTGATTACCGATTGCACCATAAGCAGAGTTGAGTGCAATCTTCTTAGCCATCTGGACATTGTTACACCTTGCGATTTCTTTAATCAGATCTGGGTTCTTGGTTTTCTCATACTCTTGTTTTGCCTTGAGCATCCGTTTCTTGAAGATGACACGTTCGTTGTACATCTTCTCCATCAGTTCTGGCAAGAATCCCTTCACATCCTTTCGGAACATCGCACCGTTTGCACACACAGCGTAATCACTGTACATCTCAAAAGTGAGTTCCTGATTCAGAAGTTTATCTACGGTTGCAGATGGATGCTTCTGTTCCAGCAACGTCTCTGGCGAGATGTTGTACTGCATAATGAGGTGAGGGTATAGGGAGTTGAGGTCAAAACTGACCACCCAGTCATAAACTCCAGGCTTAGGTTCTTTAACGTAAGCACCAGCATACTTCTCATCTTTCTGATTTCTTTCCTTTTGTGGAATTACAATCTTCTGTTTCTTGAGATAATTATAAATGATAGCGTCCCAGGTACGAACCTGATAGGCGATGTCACTGAAGTTCACCTTAGCATCATAAGCACGGGTGAAGCACAAGTCAATCAACTTAAGCTTATCCTCAAGTTTGTCAACCAGTTCCACGTCAACGATGTTATAGTCAACGAACTTATCCCACGCTTTAGTGTAGAACTCTCGGAAAGTATCGTACTCCGAGTGATCCAACTTACGAGCACCAAGTTCTACATTAGCGATGTGATCCAGTCGATAACTCTCTTGGTTAGGAGTTGCAGGGGATTTCTTATACAGGTCAAGGTAATCGATTACAGAGATACCTGCAAGTTCATATGAGATCTGCTTACGACCAGAAATAACAATATCATTCTTACGAACGATACCCCATGGAGAAAACTTCTTAGCAGTCTTTTCTCCCATAAGACGTTCCACACGACCCACAAGGTATGGAATATCGTACAGTTCACAGTTCCAACCAGTGATAACTTCTGGAGTATTGGATTGCCACCAATCCAAGAAGGTCATGATCAGTTCAGTTTCAGAACCACACTTAACGTACTTAAAGTTATCACGATCCGTATTTGCATACGGACGAGAACCAAAAGTAATAACTTGTTTTGTAGAGTAATCCTGAATAGTGATCAGAAGCAACTCTTCTGCACAGTTAAACACATCGGGGAATCCGCTTTCGGCTGCAACCTCAATGTCAATCGTGAAGAGTTTAATGCGGTTGGCATCAAACTTAATTTCATCCTCAGGATACTTTTCAGAGATATACTGGTGGACATACCTCTCATTCCCAAATACAGAAAATCCCTGAACAGAGGAATACTTGTCCAGGAATTCTCTACAATCTCGGATTGTACCAGGGTTTACGGGTTCTACATCAATGCCATCAAGAGTCTTCCATCCTGACTTTTTACTTTTACTGGGAACATAGAAAGTGGGATAGAACTCTTCCCTATTACTAAAGTGTCTTCCATTTTCATATCCCCTCACAAGGATATCGTTTCCAATCTGAAAGACGTTGGTGTAAAACCTCATGTTGTGG